GGTATAAATTTTGCCTCAGCAACAATATTTTTTTCTCTTAACTTTTCAACTTCTTCTAAAGCTCGGGATCTACTTTTTTCTATTGCGTCAAAAGCATCACTAGTACGTCTAAAATCTTCTCCTAAGTCTGAAATATTAACATCAAATTGTTTTAAAATATTATTAAGATTTTTATAAGCAGTTTCTACTCTAGGACCACTTCCTGTAACAAGTGATTTTTGAAATTTCTCAGCAGCTTCTGCTAATGGTTTTGTTACATCTGGTACAATAGCTTTCATAACACCAGCAAATCTGCTTGCCATTTCTTCCGTCAATGAACTTGCTATTTCAGTTACTTGTGCTTTAATATCTGCCATTATTTTTTACTCTTACTTGTTCCTGTATACAATCCAAACCAAGCAGCACCAGCACCAACTACGATACTAATTAAACCACTTTGTTCCATTGTAGGTGAAGATAATTCCATATACCATATTACACATTTGTATAGTAAAACTATGTAAACTGTTAAGAACAATCTAGGAAATATTCTCCATGCGTCTACAGCTCTAGCCATATGTATTAATTTAGCATAAGGATTAATACCTAAATCTTTAATAGATGTATCTACTTCTAAATCAACACTGATTTTTTGTTTTGGCTCTGCTACTTTTGTTTCTATATTATCACCCATGTTTTTGCCTCTCTGCTTCTTGTTGTCTTCTTTCGTTTTCTTCTTTAATATGTTGTGCCAATAAATTAACGTATATATCACGTTCCCATGGCATTAATGATTCAATCTCACTCAATGAATATTTATGATGTTGAACCAGTGCAAAATTAGTTTCAAAGTACGCCTCTAGGCTGTTATGGGAGAGGCAGATCCGAAAAAATCTTGTACGCCGGACAATGTTACCTTACTTTTCACATTAGTAGTAGGATTTTCTACTTCTACTTCATGTGTTAGTTTGGGCATTGTTTCAAAGAACAATTTAAGTTTTTCAAAGTTTTTTTGTGATAAATTCTCTAAAAACTCGGTTATTTCTTCTATTGTACTGTCTTTAGCAGGATAGATTTTTTCACCCTCGAATATATGATCAACGCATTTTACAAGAACTTCAAATAAAGTTTTTGTATTTGCTTTGACTTCTTCGCCAGCCTTCAATGAAATACTATCAATAGTAGGATATGTAAATACAATACCTAAGTTTTTATCTTCATCTATCATTATTTTATTTGTGTGTTTATCATCAACTTGAACTTCTACTTTACTCAAATCAATTGTAGTATCAGCATAAGTTTCATTATCATCAGGACACAAAATTTTAAGTTTAGCAACTTCACCTACTGATTTTGCTCTTATCTGTAAAAACAAATATTCTAAATCAAATATAGGTAACTTACTTGCTTCTATTTTGCCATATGTACAAGCATTAACAATATCTTTGATTGCTTGTATTAATTCTTTTTGACCGCCTGTTTCAGCTGCCATTAAAAGTATCTTTTCTTCTTTTACTAGAAACGGTCTATACTTGACTTGTAAATCTTGTGATGGCAAAGTCAACTCATAAGTAGGCGTTTCAATTTTTGGTAAAGCCATAATATTATCTCCTTAATTTTTATATATTTAGTGGTGGTATTTTGAAAGGTGGGAATACTCTTCCGCCTGTTGCTCTTCCGATAGGTATTCTTCTTCTTAAATCTTCTATCACACCACGTCCAGCTCGTCTTAATTCTGGTGGTAATTTTCCTAATAAACCGCCAAACAAACCACCAGCTTGTTTAACAGTAGCATCTCTAAAGTTTGCCTGTCCTAATTCTATATTACCTTGTCTATCGATAAAGTAATTAATCCAATATCTAAAGTCAAATGTAACAGTAAATGTTTGTACTTGGCTACCATCAGCATGAGAGTAATCTACTGTACTAATTGTTTTAGGATAACAATCAAATAGTTTTACAGCATAAGTAACATCATCTCTTTCCTGCCTTGAAGCAAATTGACCTAACTGAAATATGTTAATATCAGATACATAATTGTCATAGAAATTGTAATTGTGTGTAGTAGTAGAAAAAGCACTTTGTTGCCATAATTCAAAGTATGATCTTTCTCTTAAAAATTTATCAGCATAGAACGAAGCAGTTATAGGTGCTGAACTATAGTCATAAACAAACTTACGTTTAGGACCATTGTGTTTAATATCTTTAGTAATTGCTGTTCTTTCAGGCATAGAAATAGAATTACAAAATGCTTGTACTCTTTTTGAATTAGCCTGTTGAACAGATAATAATTCTGATTGACTAGGAAAATATTGTGACTCTAAACTAGCGTCTGAATATTTGCCTGTTTGATCTGTAGGTAAAGATACCTCAGATGCTAAAGGAGTTATGTTTGGAATACCTTTAGGTAATTGATACTCAACATAGTATCTTGCCTTACGAGCAAAACCTTCAGCCTCATTAACCATGGCTTGAAATCTACCCATTGTAGACTCAGGATTACCACCTGTTCTTTGTCTAAATCTAGGATCATTACTAACGTTGTCTAGTGATCTATCTCTTGGTATACCAATTCTAACATCATAACCACCTATTCGTTTACCGCCTCTTAATATTGCCATTAGTATGGTCTCCCTTTTTTAAATCTTTGTACAGGTAAGAATATAGATATAGCAGCCTCATTAGCATCTATTCTTAAAAATTTTGAACGTGTGTAGTTGTACAAGTATTTTTTTATTGTAGGTTTAAACAATGAACTTTTTTTAATATCATCATAACCTAAGTTTAATTTTGTCGATTGATCAAATTTATTATTACTAGCATATTTTTGTAATTGTTCTAGCATTCTATATCTTGCTAATGGTGGCAAGTAATGAAAATTCATACCTAAAAAACCACCTGGTATTACTTCTAGTGGTAAAACTAATGGCACAGTATCATACAAAGGCAATTGTTCTTTTGTTTTAGGATCATACATGAATAAATTAAGACGACCAGCACTAGGTCTACCAATAAGTTTTTCTTGTCTCATCAATTTACCTGCTGTAATAGGTGAACCGATCTTACTAATTGTGTTACGATACCAAGAAGCAGACTTTTGAGAGTCACCTTGTCTTTGTTTTAATGTGTCGAAAATTGTAGCCATTGTATATATTTATAACTAATTATAGATTCCTAATTCTTTTTCAGTCATTATTTTAAACTCAAAACCATGGTCTTCACAATATACTCTAGCAGCCTTCCATTTTGCTTGATTTTTAATATATTCAAATGATTCACGCATAAACGCTTTAGTTTTCTTTTTAGGGGGTTTAGGTTGAAAACACTGTTTATATGGTTTTATCTCAATTATATACTTTTTATTCTTTGATGTCTTAACAATGAAGTCAGGAAAGTATCTATGTATTTTTTTGTCTAATGGACTGTAGTATTTGATAGCTACTTCTTCACTTGCCCACGCAGTAACATCATCATTACGGTCACAATATAACATAAATCTACGCTCAAGTAAAGAACGATAAACTATTCTATTTGCGTCACCAACGTATTTCTTTGGATTTGTTGGTTTGTATATTCCTTTGTAAGACTTGCCCATAATTTGTATAAATATTGTTATTATAAGGATTATTTAGTATGCCATCAAAAGTATCAAGTTTAGTAAAAGGAGCCATTGGTAACCTAGTTTCAGGTAAAATCGGTGGTTTAGCAAACAGTTTTATAGGTGCCTCAGGAAGAGCACAAACAGAAAAGATTGCCGCTAATCTTTTAAACAAATCACCATTAGAAATAGGTAATGCCAATGTGCCACCTCAAACAGGCCACATGTCAGAAAATCCATATCAATATGGACAAGTCTATTATCCTGAAACTACAAGTCAATTAGGTGAAGGGCACTATATGATATTTGATATTGTTATAGTTAATCCTGAAAAATTTAAATCAACTGTAAATGAGTTATCATCAAATGAAAATAAAACAGTAGGTGAAGTAACAAATGGCAACTACAAAGATAAATTAAAATCATTTAATAAAACTAAATTAAAAGGCACAGTAAATAATAATGTAAATAGTGCTAAATCAATAACAGGTTTAAACTCACAAGATAGATTAAGAAATCAAGTAGGTGGATTAAATAGTAGAAATCCTACACACACGCACATTTCAGATTCAATTATATTGTACACACCACCACAAGGACTACAGCAAAATTATTCTGTTAACTATGATATGGTAGAAACAGGTATCGCAGGATTTTTAGCAGAAAAAGGATTGTCAAGTGCTGTAGAAGGTTTATCTACGGCAACAGGTGAAATAATCAGAGGTCTAACAGATACAATCGCAGGTGCTTTAGGTGGTGGTGGGTTACGTGCCGTATTAGATAAATCAAAGGCAAGAGCAAAAAATCCTAAGAAAGAACAAGTATTCAAAGATGTAAACTTTAGAAACTTCAATTATAAATTTGAGTTTGCGCCAAGAAATAAAAAAGAATTAGAATCAGCGTATAAGATTATAGAACTACTAAAATTTCATATGCATCCAGAGATTGCTCCTAATAGATATTTTGTAGTGCCATCAGAATTTCAAATAACATATATGTACAGAGAAGGTGCTAACTTATGGTTTCCTAAAGTAAGTAGATGTGTATTAAAAGATATGAAAGTTAATTATGCGCCTGATGGTGTTGTATCTACATTTACGCCAGATGAAAGAGGTGCTGCTCCTGTTATATTTGATATGGAGTTAGACTTTGTAGAGACAGAGATTATGACAAAACAAACTATCGCATTAGGATTTTAATTATGTATTTTAGTAAATTTCCAAAAGGTCTTTACGACATAGACGGTAACGGTGTTAATAAACTTGTTACTGATTTAATGGTGCGTGTTAAGTTGCGTGAGAAGATAAAAGATGAGGCAGCAATTTACGATAGTTATGATGTACCAAATGGTGAAACGCCAGAGATAACAGCATTTAAACATTTTGGTGATTCAGAATATCACTGGATAATTCTAATTACAAATAATATGTCAGACGCATATTACGACTGGCCGTTGTCTACACAGGCATTTGAAACATATATCACAGATAAGTATACAAATCCTGACGCAATACATCATTACGAGATTACACAATCAAGTGGACCACAAACAGGTTCAGGACCTGATGATTACTCACACAAAATAGAAGTTAACAGCACAGTTGTAGGTGCCGAGTCAGTGAGTAACAGAGAGTATGAACAAAGACTACAAGATAATAAAAGAGTAATTAAATTATTAGACCCAGCGTTTTTAACAGCGTTTATTGAAGAATTTGACGCATTAGTAAATAGATAATATGTACAATCAGATTAATCCAGACATACTCCGAAAAGCAGGAGATTATATCTTATCAGATGTAACTTTAGTTTCATATCAAACAGCAGATGGTCAAAATCCTCGTAAGATTTCTGTACGTGACGCAGTTGCCGAGATTAACATATATGAATCCATTAATAACAAATGTTTATCAGGTGATATAACACTTGTTGACTCGCAAAACGTTGCTAACTACTTACCTCTTACAGGTTTTGAAAGAATAGAGTTTACTTTCTTTACACCTTCAAGCCCACGTGGGTTTAATTTTAGTATGGACACAGGTCATCCTATGTACATCTATCGTATCGCAAATAGAACAGAAACAAATCCTAGAACTCAAGCGTACACATTATTTTTTACAAGTAAAGAAATGTTAAGAAACGAACAAGTACGTGTGTCCAGAGCCTACGATACAAGTTTTGATAACGTTATTATGGAACTAGTAAAAAGACAAGATTTTTTAAATTCTAAAAAGACATTGACAGTAGAAGAAACACGTGGCGTACACAAAGTCGTATTACCTCGATTGCGACCTTTTGCTGCTATAGACTTTTTATCGAAGTCAAGTCAATCCAAAGCATTTAATAACGCCTATCACTATTTTTTTGAAACAGCCAATGGGTTTAAGTATCAATCGATTGAGTCTATGCTGGCAATTACCAGTAATAGCGCAAGAGCTGTAGTTGCTAAGTTTGTATCTAAACCTGTTAATATCAAAGAGGGTGAAGACACAGATAAATCTGTTATTGAAGTGATGCAAATTGCTGAAGATGTCAAAGTCATTGACCAGTTTAATACATTAAAGAATTTAAGAAACGGTGTTTATGCGAGTCGTACGTTGACGCATGATAGTTTTAACAAAACCTTTAGTGAAATAGATTTTGATTATCATAAAGATTACCCAACACACTTTCACACTGAACATGATGGTCAAGGTGGTAAAGCACAAGAAAAATATGGTTTACCGTTTGTCGCAGGTGAAAACAATAAGTTTTATTCAGATTATTCTGAAGGCACATTGTATTATTACACAACAACTGAAAAGATACATAATACCAATGAAATGCCTGATTACGAGAACTTTTTAAGTAAATCATTGTCGCAAAAGATGATGTTACAATCTATGAGAATTGCCATGACTGTACCAGGTTATACAGGTTTATCAGTTGGCGACTTAATATCGTATGAAATGCCTAGTTATGAACCAGCAGACAAAAAGAATCCCTTAGACTTTGATCCTTATATGTCTGGTCGTTACATAGTTGAGAGTATACGACATAGATTTGATGTTGCGAGGGATAAACACATAATGAATATAGAATGTATTAAAGACAGTACCAGAATTGCTTATCCACAAGAAACATTAGATACCTTTACAAATAGAGAAACAAACAAAAACAACGTAAACGTACTACAGTATGATTTAGATGACGCAGTAGTATCGCAAACAGAGGGTAAGAACAGTATATTTAAATAATTGCTAAGAGTTAAGCCCGCCGATTAAGTATGGCTGACCTTATCACACAAATGAGAAAGAAAACATAGAATATGATAGATTTACAATCCATGTATATGAAAGAGATAATGAGAAAACGTATAAAACAGATAAAAGACACATATAATACCTCTCTGGTGAACTGTGAGAATACTTTGTATAGATATAAGTATAGTATATTCTATAAGGGGTACAGAGGGCTACTAAGAGATGAATTTGGGGTTAAAGTCGAGCTAGCGCAGACATTTAACAAGATAAAACAACGGTTTAAACACATTTTAAGTAAGGCAGCCGTTTGGCGTACAACAGAGAGAAATAGTAAAAAATAGCGTATGTTGTGTGCTTTAAAAGAAAACATATAAGGAGGCTGGCAAAGATATGAACGAAAACTTTTTAGGACAAAACGGCTTTGTTTGGTTTGTGGGTGTAGTAGAGGATCGATTAGATCCTGAATATCTAGGCAGACTTCGTGTACGTTGTCTTGGCTCTCATACCTCTGATAAGAACGCATTACCGACAGCCGACTTACCTTGGGCGTCTGTTACATTACCTACTACTTCAGCTGGTATATCTGGTTTAGGTTTTAGTCCTTCGTTTATTGTAGAGGGCAGTTGGGTGTGGGGATATTTTAGAGATGGTCAGT